TTTATTGGAGGTATGTAGAGTATGGATAAAGGATCAATCGCACGTCTAGCAGTATTATTTGTAGCTTTTGTAAACCAAGGTTTAGTTATGGCAGGTTATTCTCCTTTACCTTTTGAGGGACAAGAAGTTGAGATGTTTGTGTCAACATTATTTACTATTGGTGCTTCAGCATTAGCTTGGTATAAGCATAATTTTGTTGGTAAGAAAGGTAAGAAGCAAAAGGAAACGCTTGAGAAAGAAGGGTTAAAGTAATGCACAAACTAGCTATATTTGCTGGTCACAATGAAGATACATTCGACTTAAAAGGCTCTAAAGGTATCTATACAGACCTAACTGAAAGTGGAGTGTATGAAGAGTTTAACAGTAACATTGTTATTGCAAGACATACTGTTGAATTACTCGAACATCAAGAAAATATTGAAGTATTATTTCCACAAGCAGACGGATGTAAAATGACTCTACAAGAACGTGTGGAATTCTGTAATGATAATAATGTAGATGCAGCTATTTTTATTCACTCTAACGCATCAGGAAGTAAGAATGCTTCAGGTGCAGCAGCGTTTTATTGGTATAACAGTTCTGAAGGTGAACAATTTGCTAAGCTTTTTGCTAATGAAATGAGTGCTTGTGGCTATCCGTTATGGAGTGATGGTAAGTATCCGTGCGAACCTAACACATGGAGTAACTTTTACGTTGTCCGAAATACCAGATGTGTAGCACTATTAACGGAAAGCTTTTTCTTTACCAATCCTGAAGAGTTAAAGAAATATCTGTTAGACGAAGAACAATTACATAATATTGCTGAAATTCATGCAAAGGCTACATGTCGTTATTTTGGTGTGGATTACGTGAAACCAAGACAAAAAGAAACCTTCTTTCGTGTTGTAACTGGATCATTCCAAGATAAAAATAATGCAGATAAGCGTGTAGAGGATTTACAAGACGCTGGATTCACAAGTTTTATTGATGTGTATGAGAAGTAAAAGAAAAAGCCCCTCCGTTATGGTTGGGGCTCTATTTATCTACACGTAGTCCTCATGATATTCATACAGATCATCTACCTTGCAATTCAATATTGTAGCAAGTTTAAAAGCCTTCTCTAATGAAGGTTTGTTTTTATTATTTACCCATTTAGATAATGTTTCATTACTCACTTCCATCATTTTTGCTACCTGTGTTTGATTATATGGGCTTTTAGCAATCCATTCTTTAATACGACTTTTCATTATAATCACCTAGTTATAGAATTCTACATTGCTCATAAATGTCCTTTTGAGATATTAGTTCAAAAAATTGAAGTATTTTTTCATGTGGACAGGCATTATTCTACTGTACGCCCATATACTCTTAGTACAAACGCAATAACATACGTTGCCTATTTCGCTAGTGTGTACGTGAAAGCAATCATATTCTATTTCGTTCAAGTAATAGTAAGACGAAATACAAAACATTCGCTATCACTACAATCAAGCTACTTTTCTACTATTCGTAATTCCTACAACTATCCTATCGGATACTAAGGAGAGGAGGTGGCGATTTGCTATTTGAAATTCTTTCTACAGGAACTATGTTAGGTGTGATGAGTGGATCTTATTATTTTCAAAATAAATCATCAAAAGATCATGAGAAAATTGAGAGGATAGCAGAGAGTCTTGGATTGTATGTCACAGAAAATAAGGAAAAGAGGAAGATTCGTCTTTATAGAAAGAATGAAAAGAACAACTGTACAGAATATGTCTATAAGATACCGTTAGGCTTATCATTTAAGGACTTTGAGGATAAGCAACAAGTATTCATTGATGGACTGAACAACAAAAGTAAGAATGACTTGGAATTATCAAAATTAAAGGAATTGAAATTTAACAAAGACTTGCCTAAACAGATACGTAACTTCATTAACAACAGGACTCCGTTAGACAAGAATATTGAAATGAGTTATGACGGTATGTTGAAGATTAAGGTATTTGATAGTGGATTACCTGACATGTACCCATTTGAGGAAGCAGTAAGTAAATGTAAAGGATGGGAAGTACCTATTGGTGTTAGGTTAGATGGTAAGTTGATAAAGCATAATTTCGACAAGGTAGCTCATGTAATCGATGCTGGAACAACTGATTTCGGTAAAAGTAATTGGATGAAATCTTTAATTACCACATTGCTAATCAATAAACCTAATGATGTGACTTTCTCACTTATTGATTTAAAAGAAGGTCTTACATTCAATCGGTTCAAGAAACTAAAGCAAGTTGAATCCATAGCTACTAACCCTAAAACAGCCTATGAGACGCTTAAACATGTGCAAAAGAAATTAGATAAGATCATGCAGAAGTTAAATGCACATGGTTATGAAGATGTTAAAGAAGCAGGGTGGAAAGAACGTCACTTCATTCTAATTGATGAGGCAGCAGACATAGCTGAAGATGATAAATGTGAGGAAATCATTGTTGATATAGCCAGACGTGGAAGAGCAGCAGGCATGAGGTTAGTTTATGCCACCCAATACCCAACAAAAGAAACGATGAGTAGTCAAGTAAAACGAAACTGTAGAGCAAGATTGTGTTTTGTCTTAGATACTGCAGTTGCTAGTGGTGTCGTGTTGGATGAAGGTGGGGCTGAAAAGTTACCACTTATCCAAGGGAGAGCGATATACAAGACAGTTAGAAAAGAAGTAATACAGACTCCCTATATTGATAACAAGTATATCAAAGGTATCATAAAGCAACATGAAAGGAAGGGGAAGGATGTATCACACCAAACTAAAGAGGATGGAACGAGAGGAACAGATATTACTGTCTTTGAAGAAGCTTGATTTTCTAACTACTCAACAACTTAAACAAATACATGACTTAAAGAGTGACAGGAATGCCCAACGTGTATTAAAGCAAATGGAACAATATCTAAACCACTTTAGAGATGGTCAGCATATTTATTACCTCAACAATAACGGTAGAAAAAGGGTTGATTGTGAGAAAGTTAGAAAGAAAACCCACAATGTACAACATTATCTAATCCGTAATCAGTTATACATTCATTTAGGATTTCCTAAGACTTGGAGAAATGAAATGAGAATAAAGAACAATGAAATTAAGTTAGTATGTGATGCTTTGTTTGCTCAAGACCAACGCTATAACTTAGTTGAAATTGACCATACCCAAACTATGAAGAAAAATGAGAAGAAAATTGAGAAATACAGACGATTAATTGAACGAAATGCTTTCAAAGGTATGCCTAAGATTATCTGGGTTACGACAACTGAATATAGAAGAAAGAAGTTATTGGAACTGTGTGAAGGCTTGGATGTTGATGTTTACTTAAATACTGATCTCATATGAAAGGGATGGTTTTAATGTTTAATAGGGAAGAAACTTATTCATTTGGTGAGTTCATGAGTGGTAGCTATAAAGAGAAAAAGAATTTTCATAGTGTATCGTTAATGCCTATAGCAACTGCCCCATTATGGTCAACAAATACAGTATTCGCAGCAGAATCAATGTCTTCAAAAATGGTTGATGCTTTTGACCCTCTAATACAATTAGTTCAATCATTGGCTTATCCAGTAGGTATGGTGGTTGTATTAGGTGGTGCATTATTCGTCATGATCGGTAATAAAGAAAAAGGTTTTACTCTTATGCAAAATGCTGGATTAGGATATGTCTTAGTACAAATGATGCCAATGGTATTAGATATATTAGCTAAAGCTATGGAGAGTGCAATCTAATGAATATATTCGAGACTAAGGGGATTGTCGTACAGTTTGGTGAGTATGTGGTTAATCGTATTCAGGAGAACTTTCATGAGATGGTATTAGATTATATAAGCGTATTTCCAATATTAATAGGTGTTTCATTTGGTGTATATGCATTGCTACAGATGATGAATAAGTCATTAGCTAAAACAGGTACAATTTTAGTATTTGTATATGGTGCATTGGTTGTTGTTGGTTAAGGGTGTCCGATATGGGCTACCCTTTTTCTTTTGGAATTAAATATCTTACATAATTGTAGGCTCTTTCAGCGAAATGAAAGGGTCTTTTTAGTGATCTGTATACATAGAAATTAAATAAATTCAGAAAGAGGAGATGTTATTGAAAGAAATGATTATTGAAGGGGTAAAATACGATTTAACTTATGAAGAAGATGGAAAACCAGTATTAAAAAGATACAACGACAAGTACAAAATGTGGGAAGAGTTAGTGTTTTCAACTGAACAAGATTCTTCCATTAATGAAAGAGTAACAGAAATGTTGTCAAAAATTTTCATAAATGACTTACATAGCGAGTCCTCCAAGTAGGGGGATTTTTATTTTGGATTATGATATTATTTTGGTATGTGAAAACAAACGTAACGAGGTGAAGTGAATGGCAGCCAAAAAACGTGTTGCTTGTTATTATAGAGTATCCACTTATGGGCAAGTTGAAGGTGGAAAAGACGGTAAAAATATTCCAATGCAGAAGAACAAATGTCATGAATTTACGAATAATAATGGATGGGAAATCGTAGAGGAATACACTGAACTTGGTGTTTCAGGGTATAAAGTAAACCCAAACAATCGTGATGAAATGAAGAGATTAATAAACGATGCCCAAAAAGGAAAATTTGACATTGTACTGTGTTACCATACAGATCGGTTAGGTCGAAAAGGTAAATATTTTTCACTTTTAATTGAGTGGTTTCATAAACAAGGCATTGAGATTTGGTCAACTATGGAAGGGCAAAAGAAATTTGATGACCACAATGACAGTTTATTGAATTATATTACAGGGTGGCTCAATGAAGGTGAAAGTATCAAAACTTCAATGAGGGTAAATGAAAGCCATAGACAAATGGTAAAACAAGGTTTATATCGTGGGGGTACTCCACCATTTGGTTATAAATTAGAACCTTCAGGAAAGTTCAATAAGAAACAAAAAGAACTTATGAAAATGGTTATTGATGATGACGAGTCGAAGGTTATAAAAATAATTTTTAATTTGGTTTATGAAAAACAGTATGGTTCAAATCGTATTGCTAAATATCTAAATGAAAATAGCTTCAAAAAAGAGAATTACAGACCAAATAACACTTCTTTATGGAGTGCAAGTAGTATCAATACAATTCTGAGAAATCCAGTTTATAAAGGTTATATTACCTATGGTAAAAGAAAGTATGAGAATGAAGCATACCATCATCAACAAAGAGAAGATTGGATTCTTTCTGATACTCAGAATAAAGATATTATGATTGTAGAAGAAAATGTTTTTGATGAAGTACAAAAATTAAGATCTTCTCGTACACCTGCAAAAGTAAAAGATGAGTCGATTGAAACAAGAGTCGTAACAAAAAGTCCTTTATTATTAGTTGGAATGATTAGGTGTGGTCATTGTGGAGCTACTTTGACAACAACCTATAATACAAAGGTTTATAAAAGAAAAGACGGAACTGTAAATAAGAAACGTGAACCAAAGTATAGGTGTAGTGGTAAAGCCTTAAACCGTACTAATTGTGATGGACAAACAATCTATTCACATCGGAAAATTGAAGGTATTGTATTAGACCGTATTAATGACCATTTGAAACAACTGCAAAAGGTTGATTTCACAAAACAAATTAATCAATTCAAAAAGGATCATATGAAGGAAAGCGAAAAAGAGAAGAAGAGAAAGGAAAAGGAATTGAAAGAAAGTGAGAATGAATTGGCAAGTTTAAGGTCAGAAGTAGTTAAGGCTATTAGTGGAAAAAGTCATTTTACACCTGATTTACTTAATTCATTGATTTCTGAGAAAGAAGAGAAAATCGAAAGTGTAAAAAATGAATTAAATGATATGGAATCTAACTTGGATGACAAAGAAGTTGAAGTTGTAAGATTGAAGAAGTTAGAAAAGGTAATTTCAGATTGGGAAGAGTTGTTTGAGAAAGCAGATCATGAAGAGAAAAAAGGTATCTTGTCTCAATTTATAAAAGGTGTCACAGTGCATAGGGACAAGGTTAGAGTGGAGTTTAACTCTGAAATAGAGAGTATTCTGTCTTAGGGTAGTGTATTCAGACGTGTTGGGAGTACACGTTGTCCTATTATAATGCCCCAAAAATAATGAATAATTGAACAAATAATAAAGCCTCCAGAAGTGTATCTGGGGGCTTTTAGTTTGCTTAATTATGTAATTAATCATCGACTATATCTATAATCTCAGTAATGTCTTCAATGTTAAGAGTATTAATAATCATCTCTAGGTGGTTTTTGTTAATCTTAGTTCTTTGATTATTATAAATCTCACTAATAGAAGCAGCTCTCATTGATGGCTTTTTAACTCCTTCACTCCATTGGTGAGCATAATATTTCTCATCAATAAGGTTCTTCAAGTCAGTTTGTGACAGACCTTTATCTTTTAAAACCTTATCTAATTTAATTGTAATTCGCTTTGTCATGCTAACTCCACCTCCCTTTAAAATCAATTTTATCATAAACACTAGAAGTTTTTACGTAAAATAGTAAAAAAGTTCTTGCATTAATTTGGAAAGGCAATTATACTAAGAATATCGAATCTTACTCATTTGCGTAAAACAGTATGAAGGAGAGGGTACTTCATGAAACACAATGTAAAAATAAACAGCTATAACAGGTTTGTTTCTAGCACGATTCACCTTGAAGACACTCAAGATTATTCAACTATACGATGCGCTTTAGATGAATACAAGAATAAACTGGAACAGATAAACATTCACATATCAGACGATCCAAACCATAAAGAAATGTATAAAAGTTTATTGAAAGCAATTGAAGCAATGGATAAAGGTCTAGAGGAGGCTTTACGATGAGACAAACGTTATTGAATCAGTTAGAAATGAAGGGGATAACTAAGTCCTCTTTAGCCAAAAAAGTGGACATGTCACCAAGTCAAATAACTGGATTTTTCAAAGGGAAAGAAATTGCATTCGAAACAGTATTAGAAATTGTCCGTTATCTAATTCCTGAAAAAGAGTTAGAACTAATGGAACAATATTCTCTAAATATCACTTCACCAAGATCAATTCGTTATGCTATGGAATATTGCTCAACTCATCGATTGTTAGAAGCACTTTCACACCTTATCAATACAGCAACTAACCACCAAAATAAACAACTTCAAGAAACAGTACAGATGTACAAGCTAGTTTATAAATGGCAGACCAAAAATTTTCCATCTGAAACTGAATTATACACTCAAGTTAAGTCACTTTGTCCTACTGATCTTACTATCAAGATGCTTCAAACTATTTTAGAAATAAATATCCTTCATGCACAAAAGAACTACAGAATGGTTAAACAGGTTGCAGAACTAAATCAACCAATTATTGACCAGTTGCCTGATGAATTTATCAAGAAATCATTTAAGGCAAGATTACTACAACTATTAGGGTATATTGAAGTGAAGGTGAACTGTAACTTCACCAGAACCATAGAGAGGGCTACAGAGCTTTTAAATTGTAATATAGGCTCTACATTTAATAGTTACTCGTTCTACTTATATGGGCTATCCTACATGCTTACAGATTACGAAAAATCAATGTCTTTCTTCAAAAAAGCGAGTAGTGAGTATAAAAAGTCTGGATTATTTGCTGGTGTTAATGCGATGCAAGGCAACATCTTTACTTTAAATGTTATTTGGAATAAGGTATCAAATCCTGAATTACAAGAGTTTCTTGATTCTAAAAATGATGCCTATAAGCAATCAGGTAAAGGAATGTATTTTCAATCACTAATCACGAAAGACCGAGAATTAATGTACGATTCTTTGACATCATCTCTAGAGACAGGGGATAACATGCTTGCAACTTTAGCGAGTAATGAATTAAAGAGAATGGGTGAAAGTGAGAGCTACCTTAATCGGTTAAATAAACTAGCATTTACAGCTTAATATTATCAAGACCTTTAAAGGGGGTGATTAAATGAACAAGGTCTTGAAAGCAGTTTTAGTAGCAGCATTGGTACTAGGTTTTGGTTTTGTATCATCAAGTCAGCATGATCTAGCATACGACCCAGATGACGCCCCAACGGGTGGCTGAATTTGAGTCACAACTACATAGCACATCAAGTACATACATCAAGGGAAGAAAGAGGTTGTCGTTAATTCGATAGCCTCTTTGCTATGTTTTCAGAGGTTTTTCTAAATTTTATTTTTAAAAAATATCGAAAACAAAGGGAGAGAGTGAGATATGATGAATTTACTTACACTTAATATTAACGATGTGAAAGGTTTAAAAGTATTTTGCACTGACAATGACGAGGGTATGTTTGTTGATGTTGAAGGTTATATCGTGGACATGAGTAACTCTGACGGTACGGTAATGTATATGGTTTGGATGCCATCTGAGCGCACAGTACATCCTTTCGTATTTGATGATTTAATGGATCTTGATGAATTCAATGCTGAAGAAGTTGAGAAGTATGAGCAGTGGAGATTTGAATACGAGGAAAAGAGATTGCTAGAACAAATCGAACGTGAAATGGCTCAAGAATCTAAGCCAAATAACCAAACAAAATTAGATGATGCTGGTTTGTTCGTACTTCCATCATAAAAAAGGACTCCACTTTAAAAAGTGAAGTCAAGTGACTAGTAAATATGTGGGAGGGGATGGTTTTCCCTTCCTATAATTGATACGAATGAATACGTAAAAGGTTTCGAAAAATTCCATAAAAAATATGCCAAAAGTGTTGAAAATCTATTGACAGAAATTGTGTATATGCTATAATGAATTAATAACCACTTTTTGACACACGTATAGCGATATTATTATTTTTGGTACATTTATAATTCTACACTTACATGGATACAGAGTCAAGAGAAGTTTAAAAAATAATTTAAAAAGGGAGATGACTTATTTGAGTAACACTATTTATGACGTAATTATGCTTGATCCAGAGTTAAAGAAAGAGGTCTTAATTCAATTCGGGTTCGGACAAGTTGAACCTAGGAAAGTTGAGGAATGGTTTAAGAAAGAGCGTCCTCAAACTTTTCACACTCTAAAGAAGGCATTAAGAAATGATAAGGTACTAGGTTTCAATCCAAAAGAATCAGAGGCTTCAAGTAAAGAATATCGCAATCAAGTGCTAGATAATGCAATGGCAAAATTTAATCAAGAGTAAACGAAAGGAGAGAAAACAATGGATCAAACGAAAGATTATTGTGTATTTTCTCAAAGAATGGCAGCTACAATGATGCTAAATGGTTGTAGGTTGTTGAAGGTTAGACCTGATAAAAATAAACCAACTATGAATGTGTTTTACTTTCCTGATACAGATTACGTTAGGGAATACGCAAAGCAATACATAAAAAATAGTAAAAAATAATCTTAAAAATAATTAAACGAAAGGAAAATGAAAATGAAGAAATGGGTAAGCGATAAGATCACAGACGAAGAGATTCAAAAATGGAATAAAGGTGACATTATAACTGTTCGAGCAGGGACAGGTTATGGTAAAAGTCATTTCATAAAACATAAACTTTTTAAACATGCTGACTTAAATAACGGTAAAATTCTGATGCTCATACATAGGAAAGACTGTATCACTCAATTTAGGAAAGAAATTAAAGAAGAAGGCAGGCAGAATCATATTCATGTCCAATCATATCAATCTATTGAAGCAAAAGTGAGAGATGTAGGGTACTACGATTTTAGTCACTATTCATACATCGTCTGCGATGAGTTTCATTATTTTATACAGGATGCGAGCTTTAACAACTATACTGATTTATCTTTAAATGCTGTGTTGGATCAAAAAGACAAAATAAAAATATTCACTTCTGCTACTGGAGACTACATGACTCAGTACTTTGAAGACTACAGAAAGTATAAAATACGTAAATACAATTTTCCTATTAATTACGACTTTATAAGATTTTTTGAGTTTTTCCATAAAGAAGATTCTTTAGAAGAGTTAATTCAAGATTTTATAAGTAAAGATCAGAAAGCTATCGTTTTCGTGAATGACATCCGAAAAGCAGTTGAGCTTTATAGACGATTTAAAGACCATTCTTTATTCAATTGTAGTGGTGGTAGTAACCCTAAAGAGTATAAAAAGTATGTTGATGAAGATAAAATCACCAAAATGCTTGAAGATGATCAAAAGTTCCATGAAAAAATACTTATCACTACAACTGTAATGGAAGCTGGTGTGAGTATAAAAGATCCTGAATTACATAATATTGTTATTTATGGTGTTTACGATACTGGAACATTAATTCAATGTATAGGAAGAAAAAGAATTGATCAAGACAGTGATGATTATATTAATCTCTACATTAAATCAAAAAATAACAATCAACTAGGTTATAGAAAAACACACTTAAATAAAATGTTGGAAAAAGCTGATTACTTCAAGAAGCATGGACAGGAAAACTATATCAAAGAATACTCCAGAGATAATGATAAATCTAATATTATTTACGATGAAATGACAGACGATAAGCAAATACATAAAAAGAGAAACGATATGATTTATTTTCGATACAAAGTAGAAATCAGCGAAATAGACGAAATGATTCAATTAGGCAGTTATGGTTACTGTAAATACCTAGCAAATAAATTTGGATGTTTACTAGAGAATGGCTTATATGACTACAGTGTCTACGAAAAAAGAAAAGGTACTGTGGTATTTAAAGAATATCTCGAAGAAATTGAAGGTAAAAAATTATTTAAAGACGATCAAGAAAAACTTAGTAATTTAATCATCAATGAATTAATTTCTAGAAAAATTGACAGTAGAACAAAAATATTGAAACCTTCCACAATGGAATCAATTATCAGAACAGATTTTCAATTGCACTTTGCTGTAGATAAGCCTAAAAATCCTGAATCCAAAGGTATCAATCGAGGAAAAAGGTATATTGTTGTATATAAATTATCATAGAAAATGTAGCACTTTTACACTAAGGCATTTATATAGCCTTTAAGGGAAACTGCTACAAATTATTAAATTTTACATAATATTAAGTTGTTTTTTATCTTTTGAACTTGAACTTGCCCTTAAAGAAATTAAAACAAATTTGCTTCGTGAAGAGGGTTTTAGGGAGATGGTGCGAAGCAAAGTCACAGACCACTCTCGAAGTGAAACGTAGAGATGTCTGGGGCTTACGGTCTTTCAGCATCTCCCTAACCTATTAATTAATCAAAATTTAAAGGAGAGAATAAGCGAATGAAAAAACGAAATCAATATAAGGTGACTCATTATAAGTGGAAACATTTAGAAAACAAAGGTGAATATTTAGAACTTAGTAATGAAGAGAATAAGAAAAATATTTATCCATCAAGTGAAAATATCCTATTTAATACAGTTACTCGTGTTTGTGATGATTGGAAGGTAATAACAAAGTATGAAGACCGTAATGATACAGCCATATCCTCATTATCTGAAGAAGAGTATGCAAAATTAACAGATGAAGAAAAGGAAGAAATCACTGTATTAAACCCTATATTTGTCCTAAATGCATCTTCCATCAAAGAAAATAATGAAGAAGAGATGAAACTATACGAAAGAATCATGCGAAAAGGTGTTTACATTGATGGTGAACATTATATCCGTTTTGGAAAATCATCCAGTATGACTATGAATCAACGCACTTTATTCGTTAAAGAGTCCTTACATAATAAGCTGAAAGAATACATCTCATTAGGTCGCACTCCTGAAAATACAATCATCTCTAAGTATGAGACTGCTTTAGGATTAACGCTATCCAGTCTTAATTTAGTTGAAGGCATTCCCAATATCGCAATAGTTCCAGATTTTGAACGTACCATTTACTCTGATGTGAAGATTGTAGATAAATTCAAGCCTTCTGAAAAAGATATGGAAACGGAAGAATACAAGCAAGCCTTAGAATTAGAGAAGAAAATGGATGACTACGAGGCGAAAGAGAAGGAGCTAAGTGAATTATTCACTCCTGAGTATCTAAAGAATAATTTCAAAGTTTCCAATAATAACAATCATCAATCTAAATCAGGTTGGTTGCGTGAAATGCGACAAGTGAAAATGGATGAATTAAAGAAACCTATTGGTTACAAGCAGTATAATGACAATACATACGCAGTATATAGTAAAGAACAGACAGAAGAAGAAGACGTGAAAATTAATAAATACAATCTTGGGTATGAAGTAAATACTTATCCTAACCATCCTTCTGAGATTGAACCATTCGATGGCATGGCTCTTGTTAGTTTTGAATATGCGAAAAAGTTAAACAAGGCTCTAGGTATTAAGCATAATGCAAATGGCTATCAATTCAGACTCCCATATGGGAAAGGTTTGTCCATTGTTGTAGACTACCCTACTTACTTTAAAGAGCATGGTATTACTGAAATTGAAGATATTTGGGGAAATATGCAGCCAGTTGAAGGGTTGGATATGATTCTAACTGAGTCATGCTTTAAAGCTAAATTAGATATTGATGAAAACAATAAGAAGCATTTCTTATTCGACAGTATTGAAGATTATACAAATGCCCTAAAGGAATACGGTCATAACTATATTGGTATCACAGATGCAATTAAGCCAAGTTATAAGACGGATATATACACGCCTTTGAATTACCAATTTATTAATTCGCTTAATCTGTCTCCTTTTGATATTAGAGACTTAGCAAAGAAGCCTTATCAATTATATAAAAACATTATGCGAAACGGTGATGTTGCTAGTGTTAAGGCATTTCTTAATATGATTGTTTCTGAGGAAGATGATAATGAAAATGAGGATGACAAGAAGAAAAAAGATAGATTAGATGTCGATGTAAAGAAAGCTATTGATCTTCATGGTGCTATGATATTTGACCAACGTGTTAAACAATTCTTACTTAATCAAGTAAAGAGAAAGGTTCAAGAATTGGCTTATGGGGTCATACCAGTTAAAGGCGATTATAAATACGTCACAGGAGATGTTATAGCCTTAATGGAATGGATTGCCTACAGAGATAAAGATAAGGTAAAAGGATTTCTGAATGCTGGTGAGTTTTTCTGTAAAGACAAATCAGACGAACATGTTTTAATGCGAAATCCAATGACTTCTTGGCATGAAGTTGTGAAAGCAAATTTTGTTGATAACAATAGTAAATACTTAAAGCATCTAAATAATGTAGTTCTTTTTAATACATGGGATCTGAGTATGACTCAAGCCAGTGGCTTAGATTATGACGGGGATAAATGTTATTGCTCCTTTGAGCCTGTGTTGGTTAAAAATAGAATTAAAGACTTAGTGATAGTAAATCCAGAAGACAAAGAGACGACAAATCCTCAAAAGTATGGAATAGATGAAATTATCAACTTTGAGAAGAAGAACCTTAATAATATGACGCCAATTGTCACGAATATTAATACTCTAATTCAATCCTTTGCTTTAGAAAAGGGTGATTTAAGAACAAAAGAATTAGAAATTGCTACATGTAAGCAACTTCAAGCAGAATTTATTGATTCGGTTAAAAAAGGTACAAATCCTAAAATTCCAAGGGTGTTAGAAAAGTACCAATATGTGAAACCGTACTTTCAAAAATTTATCTATGAGGATATGGAGAAAGGTTATAGTGAAAATAAGTATCGTAAAATTAGAAGTCCTTTAAATCTTTTTTCTCAATATAAAGCAGAAGGTGATTGGTTTGAAGGGTTTAAAAATAAAAGAAGTTTCACGCATTCAAAAGAAAATCCTCTTAGTGAAATTGATACTTACAATATGGTACGAGATAGAAGTAAATTTAATTTTAAAGAGAAGGCTATTTTGGATTTAGTGAAGAAAGTGGAGCCGATTTATAATGAATTTGCTAATAAAAAGATTGAGATTAACAACAAAGAAAAGAAAATCAATCGAGTTAATCCAAATGAAAATGAAAAAGAGGAGTTAGAAGCGATTAAGGATGAGTGGAAGGCACTTTATGAAAAAACTAGAAGTGAATTACAAAATGTTTGCGATAATCCTTCAATGTTAACGACAGCTTGTATTACTCACGAGTATAAGATTGGTAAAGATTCATTCATCTTTGGTTGGATAGCTACAGAAGGTGCAGAAGGTGTACTTGAAAATATCAGAGCGAGAGAAGCAGATTTTAAAGTAGATGCTATTCCAGTTCCACAATTAGATAGACAAGATCAGATGTATGGTGACTTGATGATGACCGTTGAAGGTGGAATTGGATATTTTGAAGATGTTGAAGATTGCTTTGAAGTTAAGTTAGACGATGGAGAATATCCAATAATTGAGCAGATGGGTTATCACTTTGCTGAAAAAGTGTCCGATAGGTCTTCAAAAGTTGAAACCAGTCATAGTCCTGATGGCGATTTTACAGATATGGAAATTGAACCACTTCAAGAGTTTAAAACTACACTTGTTGGTCTGAGAGTTGATGATATTAAGGATTATGATGACTCGTTAGTAAAGATAATTGAAGATAATAAATATCTTAATGTTTTTGTTGAAGGTGAAATGATTGCTGGTATTAGTACAAAAGGTGAAGAAAGATATGACAGTGAAAAAGGCATTGGAATAGCTGATTATACTAACCAATTGTTAAAGATGAATATTGTTGATGTGAATAAGAAAAGTGTGAAGATTACTTTAGATTCAATTGAAGAGAGACCCACCACTAGCGTGGTGTGAGGGGGAAAGGTTGATATACTTTTCCATCTCTCCCTTTGATTTTGATTTGCACATAGTCCCTTGCCATTTGGTGAGGGGTGATTGTGTATCTCAAAATACTATTGGTTGTGTTTGGTATTTGTTGTGAATGTGCGATGATATGAGCCATGCCAAAATAAATGATAATGGTCAATAACAAATATCAAACAGAAAAAATAGGTTTGTTGTGAAACATGCCTCATATTAATTTATTTTTCCTCCTGATTTAAGCTGAGCAGAGCAGAGTATGTGTAGAAGGGGATCTCGCCTTTATAGGTGGAAGAGGTCTCTTTGCTTACACACCAACTAAATTTACGGAGGTTTTAATTAATGGGGATTAAAAAAGAAAGTAAGAGTGTATTGTATTTGAATGCTTTATCTAGAACATTAGAAGGTTTAAAGACTTATGATGACTGTGATAAGGATACAGTTAAAAAGATTGTATTCTATGGTGTTAAATCAATCATTACAAAGAGTAAGCCTACTACATACGATGAGGCAATGCATGATTTTCAACTTATTTCAGTTGTTAAAGGATTAGTTGGAAAACTAACACCAAGAGAGTTTATGACTATTTTTCCAATTAACAAGAAATTCGATGGCGATAAATACCAGATGAAGGATTATTTCTCCACTATGGAGTCAATTGAAGAGATTGGAATGGATACGGTTATAGGAGAAGATGCGACAGAGTTTTTATATAACTATGACAACATGAGTGTAATGTTATACAACGTACAATCCTTATCTATTATGAGCGATATTAGAGTATTCCAAGGTAAAAAAGGAATTGCTGAAGAATGGGCAAGTGAAAATGGTATTGAAATGTACAAAGAGCATACTGATTCAAACGGTAAAAAGTATGTGATGGATAGTAAGGGTCGAACACAGAAAGTGAAGAAGCCTAGACCAAAACATCTTAAATTAGTGAAATAAGAAACTTACATAGTCTGTGAGTCACGGACATTAATAATATGACTGATCACCTCCTTTTAGAGACTGACCTTAGTGGTTGGTCTCTTTTTTATTATCTAAAATTAAATGGAGAGTGAGACAAATGGAAGAAAATAAAAACAATGAAGTATATGTTCGAGATGGATATATAGAGATTGCCTTGACAGGTAAAAATGGTGAAGGAAAATTTGCTCTTGTAGATTCTGAAGAATACCTAAAGAAAAAATTACATGAGTACCGATGGACTGCAACTAAGTATGATTATGTGCATGGTTATAACAAAGAAACACAAGGCTATGTTACATTACATCGTTTAATTATGGGATTAGAAAAAGGTAATCCTTTATGGGTAGATCATATTTATCATAATCCCCTCGATAATCGTAAAAGCAAATTAAGAGTAGTTACACCTCATCAAAATACATACAACAGAAGAAAAAATTCAACTCAGAAATACAAAGGTGTCTCTTTAAAATGTGGTAAGTATCGAGCGCAAACAAGAGTTAATAAGAAAAAAGAACATTTCGGACAATGGGAAACTGAAGAACTTGCTGCATATGCCTATAACTGTATTGCTAAAAAGATATTTGGTGAATATGCTTATTTGAATGATGTTGATGATTTATTGACTGATGAGGAGAAAGAAACAATTAGTCACTACGTTGATGTTAAATATGCAAGATTAACTGGTACAGATAAGGTTATTTTAGGTGACAATACTAAGTTTACAAATAAGAAAAATATTGAGAAAAGTAAATAATAAAAATGTATGAGAATGTCATACAAAAGTAATACATAGCGAATTGGTAGTAATTACATAACATAAACCTCTATACATACTGTTAGCATAGTGTCAGAGGTGATTATATTGGCTAT